AATCAACCAGATTTTGGAACAGAGGCGGCTACAGTAGCGGCATCAGACACTATATCACCAGCTACTAACCTTACTGGCTCTGTATTGTATATCGGTACAGGTGGGTCTGTTAAAGTTTTAATGGCAGGTAAAAGAGAGGTTGGAGATGCAATTATTTTTGCAAACGTACCTGACGGAAGTTTTCTTCCAGTTACCGTGGACTATGTTCTAGCCACTGGAACCACAGCTAGTGACATTATATCTTTAAAGTAGTATGTCTTTAGGCTTAGGTATAGACTTAGCAATTATAGGTGCAGGGGGTTTTGCTGTGCCGTTTGAGTTTGTTAACTCGCTGTACAGTGACGGTGACCGAAGCTTTGTAGAGATGTCATCTGCTGTAAATAAGCCAGAACCTTTTGGTAATGCGTTGGAATTTGATGGTGTAAATGATTACGTTTCTCTTACAACGGGAATTGCTACATCAGGAGATATTACGCTTAGTTGCTGGTTTAAGTACACAGGTGGGGACATGGGTAATATTTACGGGAATAGCGGTTCAGGTTCACTGTCAATTCGAGTAATTTCGTCTACACAGGTCAGATGGTATGATGGGTCAAACAATGATTGGACCGTTTCGTCTATGTCAGTAGGGGAGTGGTATCATTTATTTATAACAAAAGACGGAACAGTTGGACGATGTTATTTGAACGGGGTTGAGGCTACGAACACAGTCACCTTAAATGGAACAATGCCAACAATCAACCAAATAGGTAGATATCACAACGGCACAATAGTACCTCTGGATGGCCAACTTGATGATGTAGCAATAAAGACTGGATATGTCGGCACTTTAAGTAACGCTCAAGATATATACAATGAAGGTGCTGGACAAAGACCTAATAACGTAATAAGCGCGCTTGATGTTTACTATAAATTTAACGAGTCATCAGGTACAAGTGCAGCAGACTCAAGCGGAAACAGCAATACAGGTACATTAAATAACTTTACAGGAACTTATTTTGTTCCTCATGATAATATATATACAGCTGGGTTTGTGTTAAGCTGTTGGATTTATTTTGATGGTAGTATTTCTAATGAGTATATCTTTGGTCATGTTGGGGATGCTGACATGTTTTTCCGATTTGATTCAAGCACCTCTGCTACATTTCAAACCTCAACAGGTACTAGCACTACTTGGACTATATCAGCAAATTCTACGGGGTGGAATCATGTAGCCATGTCATTAAATGGTGGTGTAAACGAGCTGTGGATTAACTCAGTAAAGTCTACAGGTACAACAGAAGACTATGACGAAGAGGCTATAAACATAAGCCTTATAGGTAGAAGTGATACATCTTACGGTTTGTTTGTCATGGACGAACTAATTATAGATGCACGAAACGCAACATTAACTCAGGCTCAAGTAGATTTATTATATAAAGGAGGAAAAGGGGTGTTAAGCAATACTGTAATAACAGCCCCTGATATATTTTACAGGTTTGACCAAACAAGTGGGACCACTGTTGTTGACTCAAGCGGTAACGGTAATAACGCAACGCTATACTTCCCAACAAACGGGGATTGGTCACCACATGAATTAGAAGCACCAACAATTACTAGCGGTTCTGTAAATACTACATCACCAGCTCAGGTTGTACTAACTGGTACAAACTTTTATTCTGTTACAAGTTTAAGTGCATCTGGTACTGCTGTCGTTGAAAGCTACACCATAGACAGTGTAACTCAGATAACAGCCACTGTAAATGTAGAAACCCCTGGGTATTATAGTATAACAGTAAACAACATTGTAGGCTCTGACACTATAGATAGTCAAACAATAACGCTGTATGACTTTGGTAATTACATTCAACCAAGTTTGGGTAATACAACTGAAACAGGTACAATAAGCACTCCGTGGAGTAGTACAAATAGATTTTCTAATATGGTTGTCGCTTATTGGGCTAAAAGACCAATTAGTGCTGACACATCTAAAACTAATGTAACAGCATCAAGTAATACCAACTCTAGCACATATATATTTCATAGAAACACCTCTCCATACATTAGGTTTGCGTCTGACGGAGACGGAAATTCTAGACGAGTTGAATGGAACTTAAATATAACAGACAACGATTGGCATCATTTTTATTACTTTTATAATAACAACTCATTAACTGAGGACATAACACAGCAACCAACAGGTGCCGCTGATGGAACGTATGGCTCAATTTTTCCATCAGTTTATCCACCTGGAGGTACAGGATTAAGATTAAAAGCGGTTGTTACGGGAGGCTTTGGTAATATAGATAGACTTATTGTAGAGGTTGCAGGCTCTGGTTATAGGGTGGGTGACGAAATTACTTTTACAGTAGACGGACAAGAAGCGAAAGCAGTTTTATCAAAAGTGCCAGATACTGTTGACGGTGAACTTTACCTTGTATATGACGGTGTACTACAAACACGCTCTAGTTCTTCTTTTCAATTTGATGGTCTTGATAACTTTGGTTCTTTTTTCTACAGGGGTAGCACTAATAGTCTTCACTCTGAAATAGGTATGGATGATATAGTCTTTGACGAAAGGGTTACTACGCTTGCTGAAGCACAGGCAATATACAACAGTGGAAGGGGTGGAAACGTAACAAACATATTTGGAAGTCAACCTCTTTACTGGTATAAGTTTAATGAGGCAAATGGTGCAACAACTATAGCGCAAAGCGGTTCTGTCGGTAGTGCGGATATGACATTAACTAACTTTACAGGGGATTACCTACTAAATAAAAATTTTGAAAATGCACTTTCATATGATGGTGTGGATGACTACTGCGATTTACCAGCGAACTTAGAAATTGCCGCATTTAGCACAGAGTTTACAATTTCCGTTTGGTTAAAACCTGAATTTGGATTAAGCAGTGGGCAAATGTGGATTTTTGAAAATACCAACGCAAGAGATTTTTGGTTCTTTTATCCAAATGCCACTTATTTTAGATTAGATGGAAACACTAATCAAAACGCTTGGAGTTATGGTTATGATACAGCAGGGCATACGGGAAGTTGGCATCACTACGTTGTAACAAGAGATAGCAGTAATGTCATTGAAATGTATGTTGATGGTGTAAAGCAAACAAAAATCACAAGCAATGTTAATTCTAAAAATGCTCAAATTCGATACATTGGCACTCGTGCTAGTTTTTCAGCTACTAAATATAGAGGGGTGATGGATGAGTTTATAGTTAAGTCTGGATACGCTGCAACCCCTTCCGATGTTGTTTCGCTATATAACGGGGGTGCAGGCACTGATTCATCATTAGTTTTACCTTCACCATTAGCTTATTGGAAATTTAACGAAACAACAGGTACTACAGCAAGTGATTCTTCAGGTAATGGAAATGACTTAACACTCAATAACTTTACAGGAACGCCTTGGGTACCACACTAAAATTAAATTAAATTAAATTAAATGAAAATAGAAAAAGAAGAGCTTGACAAGATTGTTGAGCAACAGGTAGAGTTAAATAATCTACTTAAAAGAATAGGTTTTATAGAGACCGAAAAGGATGGTCTTTTGAAGATGTATATTGAAGCGTTAGGGGAGTCTAACGCCACCAAGAAAGAACTTGAAGATAAGTACGGGGCTATTAACATAGACCTATCCGATGGCTCGTATACTAAAGTTGAAACTGAGTAGCTGTGTCTATAATAAGGAAGATAACTATAGGTAAGGAGTACAAGGAAAACGCTATGCACTACGCTGTGGGTCAAGAAGTTTATGGTGGCCACTGTGTATCAAACATAGAAGACATCGAGAAGGAGAATGTGTACAGGATATACATAACCAAGAACGATGAGGTGATGCCCTGGAAGGACTTCAATAAGAACATGGGTATATCTGTGGAGTACGACCTAAAATACTAACACCCATGAGGAGTGTGTACGATTTTATTGTTAAGCCTATATCTGGTAGGTATAACAATACCAAAGATATTGGTGGAGTTAAGTTTGTAACTAACACAAAGATTGAAAGCTACAAAAGCGTTAGTAACGAGGCAGAGGTAATAGCCACGCCACTATCCATTGTAACAGACATCAAGGTTGGTGACAAGGTTATTGTCCACCATAATGTGTTTAGAAGGTTTTACGACATAAGGGGTAATGAAAAGAACAGTCGTAGTCATATAAAAGAAGATATGTACGCTTGCTCACCAGAGCAGATATATCTTTATGGGGACAACGAATCACACCTTGATTATTGTTTTGTACAACCCGTTGTTAATGACGATGAGTGGTCATCTCAAAAAGAAAAACCACTTACAGGAATACTTAGGTATGGCAACAAAATTCTTGAAGAGAACGATGTACATCCAGGCATGGTTGTAGGGTTTACCCCAGAGTCAGAGTTTGAGTTTGTTGTGGATGGTGAACTATTATATTGTATGAAATCTAAAAATATTGTTTTGACCTATGGAAACGAAGGAAGCGAAACTAAATATAATCCAAGCTGGACGAGCAGCGGTTGAGGAGCTAATTAAGGTGGCTAGGGAGCCGATAGTTACTGGTGGTGAGGATGATGTATCAGCAGATAGATTGAAGAACGCAGCGGCCACTAAAAAGCTTGCGATATTTGATGCGTTTGAAATATTAAACAGGATTAACGAGGAGGAGAATATGCTCAACAACGTAGAAAAAGTTGAGGCACCAAAAAAAGTATTCTCTGGTTTTGCTGAGAACAGGTCTAAGAAGTAATGTACGAGCAGACATTAGTAAATATAATAGATGACCATATAAAGCCACATGTTCTGAAAAGAATGAACAAGGGTAAGAAATGGAAGTATGGGTACAACGAAGCACACGACATTGTAGTCATAAGTAAGAACGGTCAGATTGGTGAGATATACGAGATACAAAACCTAAAGATAGCTTTACCAACAGAGTTTGATGTGGTTAAGTTTGAAGATAACAAATGGCAGTACACTGAATACCCAAAAGAGTTATCTAGGTTTAAGAGTGTTTTTGATTGGAACGAGGCTCCAGATGAGTTTAAGAATAAATGGTTTGACTACATAGACACGGAGTTTACTAGAAGAGAAGATGGTTTTTGGTTTATAAACAACAAAAAGCCAACATACATAACAGGTTCTCACTACAACTACCTACAGTGGTCTAAGATAGATGTTGGTAAACCAGACTTTAGAGAGTCTAATAGATTGTTCTTTATATTTTGGGAGGCTTGTAAGGCTGACCACAGAAGCTACGGGATGTGCTACTTAAAGAATAGACGCTCTGGTTTTTCTTTTATGTCATCAGCAGAAACTGTAAACTTAGCAACACTATCTAGTGACTCAAGGTTTGGTATACTGTCTAAGACAGGACCCGATGCTAAGAAGATGTTCACAGACAAGGTGGTGCCGATATCGGTTAACTACCCATTCTTCTTCAAACCCATACAGGATGGTATGGATAGACCTAAGACAGAGCTTGCGTACCGTGTACCAGCATCTAAGTTTACTAGAAAGAAGCTAGACACAAACAGTCAGGTTGAGGACATCACGGGTCTTGATACAACCATAGACTGGAAGAACACAGGGGACAACTCATACGATGGTGAAAAACTATCGTTATTAGTACACGATGAGAGTGGTAAGTGGGAGAAACCCACAAACATACTTAACAACTGGAGGGTTACTAAGACATGTCTAAGGTTAGGTAGTAGAGTGATTGGTAAGTGCATGATGGGGAGTACATCAAACTCTCTAGACAAGGGAGGTGAGAACTTCAAGAAGTTATATGAGGACTCTGATGTAACCAAAAGAAACGCCAACGGGCAGACAGCATCTGGGTTGTATAGCCTGTTTATACCAATGGAGTGGAACTACGAGGGATATATAGACGAGTATGGATACCCTGTGTTTGACACACCAGAAAAAAAGGTTTACGATACCTTTGGTAATGAAATACGGATGGGTGTTATTGATTATTGGGAGAACGAGGTAGAGGGATTAAAGAACGACCAGGATGGTCTTAACGAATTTTACAGGCAGTTTCCAAGAACAGTGGAGCATGCGTTTAGGGATGAGGCTAAGAACTCTTTGTTTAACCTCACCAGGATATATCAGCAGATAGATTATAACCAAGACCTAAGAAACACCAACATACTCACAAAGGGTAACTTTCAGTGGGAGAACGGTATAAAGGATACAAGGGTGATATTTTTACCTAGCAACAACGGAAGATTTTTAATTTCATGGGTTCCTAACACAAATCTGCAAAATAGAGTAATAATAAAGAATGGGGTTAAGTATCCTGGTAATGAACACTTAGGGGCATTTGGGTGTGATAGTTACGATATATCGGGTACTGTAAGTGGCGTAGGTTCAAATGGTTCTCTTCACGGACTAACAAAGTTTTCTATGGAGGAGGCACCAGCAAACCACTTTTTTCTAGAGTACATATCTAGACCACAGACCGCTGAGATATTTTTTGAGGATATATTGATGGCTATTGTTTTTTACGGTATGCCAATACTTTGTGAGAATAACAAGCCAAGACTCTTGTATCACATCAAAAGAAGGGGGTATAGGGGTTACTCTATGAATAGACCAGATAGAACTTGGAACAACCTCTCACAAACAGAAAGAGAGATAGGTGGTATACCTAACTCAAGTGAAGACGTTAAGCAGGCTCATGCAGCCGCAATAGAGACTTACATAGACGAATGTGTTGGGGTCATAGGTGATGACCAATACGGAGATATGTATTTCGACAGAACATTAAATGATTGGGCAAGATTTGATATAAACAACAGAACTAAGTTTGATGCGTCTATTAGTTCAGGACTAGCGATAATGGCCTGTAATAAAAATAGATACGCACCTATAAACAAAGTGGTTAGAAACAATATTAAACTTGGCTTCAAAAGATATGACAATACTGGTAGTGTTTCCAAAATAATAGATAGATGAATATAAGTACAAATCCAAATAGTTCGTTCCCAAGCCAAGTCGTTAGCGATGAGGAGAAAAAGAGCTTTGAATATGGCGTTCAAGTAGGAAGGGCTATAGAGGGTGAGTGGTTTCATGGTGGGAGAAGCGGTAACAGGTTTGCAACTAATTGGAATAGGTATCACAACTTAAGGCTTTACGCTAGAGGTGAGCAGCCAATACAGAAGTATAAGGATGAGTTATCTATTAACGGTGACCTATCATACCTTAACTTAGATTGGAAGCCAGTACCAGTTATATCTAAGTTTGTTGACATCGTTGTTAATGGTATGTCTGAGAAGAAGTATAAGGTTAATGCTTACGCTCAAGACCCGTCATCACTAAAAGAAAGAACAAACTACGCAGAAAACTTACTTAGAGATATAGTAGCGCAGGAGGATATACAAATACTTAGAGATAGTATAGGTGTGGATACAGCGAACTTTAAGGGTAAAACTGATTTACCAGAAACACCCGAAGATGTTTCCCTGTATATGCAGCTCAAATATAAGCCGTCTATAGAAATAGCTGAAGAAGAAGCTATAAATAACACTTTAGCTAAAAATAAATTTGAGTTAGTAAGGAGAAGGTTAAATTATGACTTAACAGTTCTTGGTATTGCTGCGGTAAAAACTGATTGGAACAAGGCTGAAGGAGTTGTGGTAGACTACTGCGACCCAGCTAAAATGGTTTGGTCTTACACTGAGGACCCAAACTTTGAGGACATTTACTATGTTGGTGAGGTTAAGTCCATAACAATACCAGAGCTTAAAAAGCAGTACCCATTTATTTCTGAGGAAGAGTTGGACAGAATATCTAAGATGGGTAACAGAAGCGACTATGTTGTTGGTTGGAACGACTATGACGAGAATACTGTTCAGGTTTTATACTTTGAGTACAAGACTTATATGAACCAAGTGTTTAAAATAAAACACACAGCAAACGGGTTAGAAAAAGCTATAGAAAAAACAGATTCTTTTAACCCACCAGAAGCGGACACATTTAAAAAAGTGTCAAGAACCATAGAGGTGTTGTTCACTGGTGCTAAGATTCTTGGTTACGACCAAATGATTGATTGGAAAATGTCAGAGAACATGACAAGACCTAAATCAGACACGACTAAGGTTTGCATGAATTATGCTATTACAGCACCTAGGATGTATAAGGGCAGGATAGAGTCAACGGTAAGTAAGATTACTGGGTTTGCTGATATGATAAACATCACTAACCTGAAGATTCAACAGGTAATGTCTAAGCTGGTGCCAGACGGTGTATACCTAGACATTGATGGATTGGCTGAGGTGGACCTGGGTAATGGCACAAGCTATAATCCCCAAGAGGCTTTGAACATGTACTTCCAAACGGGTAGTATACTTGGTAGGTCTCTGACACAGGAGGGTGATATGAATAGGGGTAAGGTTCCGATACAAGAACTAAGTTCGTCAAACGGTCAGTCAAAGTTAGCGGCATTGATTAACACCTATCAGTATTACTTGCAAATGATTAGGGATGTCACAGGGCTTAACGAGGCTCGTGACGGTAGTGCGCCTATGGAAGACACACTCGTAGGGCTACAAAAGCTTGCCGCTAACGCATCGAACGTAGCAACACGGCACATACTACAGTCTAGCCTTTATTTAATCGCTAGAACCTGTGAAAACATATCTTTAAGAATATCAGATTCTGTTGAGTTTGCCTTGACTGACCAATCTTTAAGAAGAGCTATAAGCTCATTTAACGTGGGTACGCTAGAGGAAATATCAAGCCTGCATCTACACGACTTTGGTATATACTTAGAACTTGAACCAGAAGAAGAGGAAAAAGCACAGCTTGAGCAAAACATACAGGCTTCTATAAAAATGGGGGGTATTGATATTGAGGATGCAATAGACATAAGGCAAATAAACAACCTAAAGCTTGCTAACGAGGTACTGAAGCAGAAAAGAAAGAAGAAGGCTGAGGCAGATAGACAGGCTCAGTTACAAAACATTCAGGCTCAAGCCAACGCTAATGCTGAGGCAGCCGAAAAAGCGGCAATGGCTGAGGCACAAAAACAACAAATCCTAACTCAAGAAAAGATTAGTATAGAGCAGGCTAAGGCGCAGTTTGAAATACAAAGACTTCAGACTGAGGCTGAAATAAAAAGAGGATTAATGCAGGCTGAGTTTGATTTCAACATGCAGTTAGCTCAAGTAAGGGCTAATGCTGAGGGTAAAAAAGAACAAGAGATAGAGGACCGAAAAGATAAAAGAATTAGGATGCAGGGTACTCAGCAGAGTGAACTCATCAACCAAAGAAAAAACAACTTACTACCAACAGACTTTGAGTCCTCTGGAAATGATGTGTTAGGTGGTATCGGTTTAGAGCAATTTGAGCCAAGATGATTTTAAACAATTATATATTATATTATTATGTCGGAAACAAAAGTAGACTTGTCAAAAGTCAAGCCCAAGAAGGCTAAAGAAACAGTAACCAAGTTAGACCTTTCTAAAAAGAAAGAGGAACTAAAAGAAAAAAAAGATGCCGTTCAAGAGCAAAGCGCAAATGACGTACATGAGGATAAACCTACCGAAACTTTACAAAAAGTGGAGGAAGGAACACCCGAACCAAAACCTGAAGGCACTCCCGAAGAAGTCACCAGTTCAGATGATGGGGGTAAGTCAGAAGAAGGAGAGGTAGTAATACAGGAGATTACTGAAAAAGAAGAAGAAAAAGAAGAGGTAACACCCGTTGTTGAGCAGACAGAAGACAAGGTTAAGATAAATCTACCAGAAGGTGTAGATAAACTTGTTAAGTTTATTGACGAAACAGGTGGTGACCTACAGGACTATGTTCGACTAAACACAGACTACTCAAACGTAGATGAAGAAACACTACTAAGAGAGTATTATAAGAAAACAAAACCACATCTTGACGATGAGGAAATAGATTTTGTAATTGAAGAAAACTTTCGTTACGATGAAGACCTTGATGATGAGCGAGACATCAAGAGAAAAAAACTTGCTCAAAAAGAAGAGGTTTCAAAAGCCCATTCATTTCTAAATGATTTGAAGGATAAATACTACGAGGAAATCAAGTCGAGGCCCACGTTATCCAACGAACAAAGAAAAGCAATGGACTTTTTTAATCGCTACAAGGAGAGTGAACAAAAAGCTGAAGAATCTAGAAGTTTATTCAAATCTAAAACTAAAGATTTTTTCCAAAACGATTTCAAAGGTTTTGATTTTAAGGTTGGAGAGAAGAAATTTAGATACGGGGTAAGTAATCCAGAATCAATTGCTGATACTCAGTCTAGTATTAACAACATATTGGGAAAGTTTCTCGATGAAAGTGGTAATGTAAAGAGATTTGACGAGTATCATAAAGCAATGTATGCGGCCCAAAATGTTGACAAAATTGCCTCGCACTTTTACGAACAGGGTAAGGCTGACGCTATCAAGGAGGTCGCTGTTAAGTCTAAGAACATAACAGGTGAAGCACCTAGACAAACGTCAAACGATAGTCTGTTTATAAATGGTTTAAAGGTTAAGGCTGTCAACGGTATCGACTCTTCAAAACTTAAAATTAATAAAAACAAGTTCAAAAATTAATAAATTATGGGAACATTTGCAACTAACGACCCATTGGGTTCGTTTTCCTTGGTACCTACTCCATTTAAGAGTATTACTCAAGGTTCTTATTTAAACTTTGCTGATGGAAGCGGAAACGACTTCGCACAGCAGTATCTACCTGAAATCTATGAAGCTGAAGTAGAGCGTTACGGTAACCGTACAATCTCTGGTTTTCTTCGTATGGTTGGGGCTGAGATGCCAATGACTTCTGACCAAGTTATTTGGTCTGAGCAAAACCGTCTACACCTTTCTTTCGAGAGTGGTATGGGTGGTGGAGGAGCTACTACTGTTTCTGCTCCTGCTATTGCCGCTGGTGCAACAGTAATCACAAACGTAGCTGGTGAAAACTCTGCTGGAGAATCTATTCAACCTATTATCCGAGCTGGTTCTACTATTGTTGTTTATAACACAGTAAGCCTAAACTCTGTTAAGTGTTTTGTTGATGCCGAGCCTGCTGCTGGAGCTACTAACTGGGATGTTAACGCTTTTCCTTACACTGCCGCTAACTTGAACGCAGTTTCTACTGCTGTTGGACAGCCAGGTGAAGGTGGAGAGGTTAAAATCTTCGTATATGGTTCTGAATTTGGTAAGGGTACCGACTCTATGAGTGGTTCTATTACACCATCATTCACTCAGTACAACAATAGCCCAGTAATCATCAAAGACCAGTATGAGGTTTCAGGTTCTGACGCTTCTCAAATTGGTTGGGTTGAAGTTACTGATGAGGCTGGACTTTCTGGATATCTTTGGTACTTGAAGGCTGAAGGCGAGACTCGTCTACGTTTTCAGGATTACCTAGAGATGGTTTCTGTAGAAGGTGAGCTTGCTGCTGCTGGTTCTGCTGCTATCGGACAACTAGCTGGAGGTAGTGCTAGTGCTAACGTGAAGGGTACACAGGGTCTTTTTGCTGCTATCGAGGAGCGAGGAAACGTGTACAACAACTTCACTGCTGCTACTGGTTTAGCTGACTTCGACAAGATTCTAGCTAACCTTGACAAGCAGGGTGCTATTGAGGAGAACATGCTATTCTTGAATCGCGCTACGTCACTAGACATGGATGATATGCTTGCTGCTCAGAACTCTTACGGTGCTGGTGGTACTTCTTACGGAGTATTTGAGAATAGCTCTGAAATGGCTCTGAACTTAGGATTCTCTGGATTCCGAAGAGGTTCTTACGACTTCTACAAGACTGATTGGAAATATCTTAACGATGCTTCTACTCGTGGTCTTACAGGAGACATAGAGGGTGTATTGGTTCCTGCTGGAACAACTACCGTTTACGACCAGATGTTAGGTACTAACATTCGTAGACCATTCCTTCACGCTCGTTATCGTGCTTCTGAAGCTGATGACCGAAGAATGAAGTCTTGGATTACAGGTTCTGTAGGTGGTGCTGCTACCTCAGGAGAGGATTTAATGAAGGTTCATTTCCTTTCTGAGCGTTGCTTGGTTACTCAGGCTGCTAACAACTTCGTGTTGTTCAAGGCTACTGCGTAAGCATTAATCTTATAAACTTGGGGCTGCATTATGTGGCCTCAAGTTTTATTTTTTTTAAACTATTTAATTATATTATATCATGGCAAGGCCAAGAAAAACAACAACAACAACAACACCTCAAGTAGAAGAGGTTGTAAAAGAAACTGAAACTGTAATTGAGGCTCCAGTAGCTACTGAGCCAGTTGAAGTAAAAGAAACCAAGAAGAAAGATGAGTGGGAGATTAAGTCCCGTCAATACTATTTGACAGGAGGTAAGTCACCATTAACTTATACATTGGCAAGTAAACACACTTCAAGGCATCCACTATTGTGGTTTGACCCTGAGACAAACTCTCAGAGAGAGATACGGTACGCAACAAATCAGAAAAGCTGTTTTGTAGATGAACAGAGTGGCTCTGTAACATTGGAACACATTGTGTTTAAAGATGGTGTTTTGAATGTACCTAAAGAGAAGCAGTCACTTCAAAAGTTATTGTCTTTATATCACCCTCACAAGGATAAACTATATACAGAGTTTGACCCTGTACAAGAGGCTGAATATGGATTAGAAGATTTGGAGACTGAGCTTGAGGCAATGACAGCAGCAAGGGAGATTGACATCGACCATGCAGAGGCTATACTTAGAGCTGAAAAGGGTTCAAGTGTTTCTAATATGACAAGTAAGGAAATACGAAGAGACCTTATGATACTGGCTAAGAGTAATCCAAGACTGTTTATTAGTCTAGCGTTAGATGATAACATTCAGCTTAGAAACTTTGCAATTAAAGCGGCTGAACAGGGTATCATTAAACTATCTCAAGACCAACGTACATTTACATGGGCCAGTAATGGTAGAAAGTTAATGACCGTTCCATTTGATGAACACCCATACTCAGCTATGGCTTCATTTTTCAAGACAGACGAGGGTATGGAAATATTTTCATCTATCGAGAAAAAACTAATGTAACAACGTAATATATATTATAGGGCTAGGTCAGTGTAAAGCTGGCCTATCCCTTATAATTAATAAAAAATAAATATGGCTATAAACATTAACGAGGTATATAAAACCGCATTACTGATTCTTAACAAGGAACAGAGAGGTTATGTTACACCTAATGAGTTCAATAAGATAGCCAATCAAGTTCAACTGCAAATGTTTGAAAGCTATGCAGAAGAACTAAACCAACAGATTCGTGTTCCGCAGGCAGACGCTGATTATTCAGACAGAATAATGAACACAGACGAGAAGCTTTCTATATTCAAAGCTTTCGGTGACGCAACATACGACAATGTCACCACACCAAGCACACCATATTATACACTACCATCTGACCTATATCGCTTAGGTACAGT